GACCGCAACAAGTACCATATGCCCAAAGAATAAAAGGAATATTTGGAGGTCTATTTACAAGTAATTTTGATTACTCTTTTGAATCAGGATTTTCAGGAGAACAAATAAAAATTAATGAAATAGCCAAATCTAAAATGGTGGTTAATTATTTACAAAACGCCGCAGACACAGGAAAAAATTTTAGTGACGACAAGAGTAATGTAAATCAATATTATGACGAAAAGACCAAAACATACATTAAATCGTCTGCAAAAATTGATATAAAAAAGAAAACTATTTCCTTTAAAAAAGGAATGCATCTCACATCAGTAATGGAAGAAATTATTTTGTTAAGTGAATATGGACAGAATTTAGCACAAAGGAAAAAAAATGCACCCGACGGAATGATACAATGGTTTAAAATCATTCCTGCAAGATATATGTTTAATGATCATTGGCTACAATATCGTTTTAATGTTTATCCTGAGATAGTTATGTTTAGAATAGTTCCTTACAATGTGCCAGACGATAAATTCATGGCACCCGATGAAGTTAGTAGAGTAGGTCTTTTGGATGACTTTATTAGAAAAGAATACAACATATTATACAAAGGCACAAACAAAGACGTGATAGATTTTAATGTGGAATTCAATCAAGCATTTTACACTGCAACTATGAATGACTATGGAAACACTAGTGGTGATACACAAGATAACGCTAATTCAGGCGTGTCTACAAGTAAATCTACTGTTGGTCAAAGTTTTTCAACAAGTTCTTATTCCGCCAACACTATTAATAACCAAATAGCATTTACTGATCCGCAAAACGTTCAAGGTGGGGATATAGAAACTGTGGAATTAAGAATTGCTAGACAATTCAACAAAGCAATTCTTGACAGTGCTGTGGATTTAGTAAAACTAGATTTAAACATTGTTGGCGATCCTTACTTTTTACCTCAAACAGGTTTTGGAAATTATGTTGGTCACTCTCCAGACACAACTACGGAGCAATTTACGGATCAAGACGAAGCCGCAGATTTTTTAAGAGGTGTTGTGTTGACAAAAGTTAGTTTCAGAACACCATTAGACATAGGCACAAACGGAACAATGTTATTTAATAAAGACACTATTAGCGATACAAGTACGCAAGTGCTTGGAGAATTCAGCGGTTACTACTACCCGATCACTGTAAGAAGTTCTTTTTCTGGAAACAAGTTCACGCAAGAAATTGAAATGATTAGAAATAAAACAGGAGTGATGGATCCTAATACAAATACAGGCACAAACAATGAATCGGCATTGTCGTCTACCAATGATTCCAATGATGCTTTTGCAATCAACGATGATTTCTCAGGCCAAGGAGTAAGTGCTTAATATGCCAAATTTAAGTAGAACAGATTTACAATTAACTGTAAGAAATAATTCAGGTCCTTACGAAGCCATTGTGAGATCGGTGATGGATCCTAAATTCCAAGGAGCATTAAAAGTTGAAATTTTAAAAACCACTCAAAGTGGACAAACACAAACCACAGGGCAAACAGTACGTGCAAAATTTCTTAATCCTTTCTATGGAACAACTCCTGTAAAAGATATTAGAGACAATAAAGATTATAGATACAGTCAAAGCAGTTATGGTATGTGGTTTGTTCCGCCTGATATCGGTAACCGTGTAATGGTTATATTTGTAGAAGGCAACATTGAAAAAGCATATTGGTTTGGTTGCATCCAGCAGGAAGGAATGAACATTCAATTGCCAGAAGGTAATCCAGCAACTAATTTACACAATTCAACTGAAGCAGGTGAAATTGATAAAAAAATGCCTGTGGTGGAATATAACAAAGAGTATAATAAAAATAATCCAAAAAAAGACGCAAACAATTATTTAAAACCTGTTCATAATACTTTTAAAAATATTTTAGCAAATCAAGGATTAATAGAAGACGAAACTAGAGGACTTTCATCTTCGTCTGCTAGAAGAGAAGTACCTTCAAGTGTGTTTGGAATTTTGACTCCAGGACCAGTAGACAAAGACTTTGACGAAACGTTCAAGCCATCTAAAAATTTACACTTCCAAAGAAAAGGTGGTTCGTCGTTTATAATGGATGACGGTGACCAAACACTTATCAGAAAAGGTAGTGCTTCAAGCACATCATATGAATATGTAGATGTATCTAAAAAAGAAGTGGGAGGACAACCAGGTATTCCTTTCAACGAATTACTGCGTTTGCGTACAAGGACAGGTCATCAAATTTTGATGCACAATTCAGAAGATTTAATCTATATAGGCAATGCAAAAGGAACTACTTGGATAGAAATGACAGCAAATGGCAAACTTGATATTTTTGCAGACGACAGTGTTAGTATTCACAGTAAAGGTGATTTTAATTTTAAAACAGATAGAGATTTTAATTTAGAAGCAAATAGAAATATTAATTTAAAAGCAAGTACTCTCAACACAGAAGTTGCAACAGAAAATTTAAAAGTCACTGGTTCACAAACAAATCAAATAGGTGCCACACAAAATACAACTGTAGGTGCTACATCTAATCTGTACGCAGGAGTCAATGTTAACATAGATGTTGGTGGACTTGTTAACATTGCAAATGGCGTGTTTGCTGGTTTACCAGTTACAGACTTATCTGTGTTTACTAATCCAGGGGAAAGCACAGATTCAATATTGAAACGCATACCGCAACACGAGCCTTGGGGACATCATGAAAATTTAAATCCAACAAATGTTTCTAAAACATACACAGACAGAGCATCAGATTTTATATTTGAAGAAACAGGAACTACTAGCATACCACCATCAACTGCTACAACCACTAGAGATCCTTTTTACATGAGTGTATATGTAGATCCAGAAGGAAGAGTGGTGGGTGATTTTTAAAGGTTAAATATTGTTATGGCATCAGAAGAAAAAAAATTATATAAAGAAATAACTGTTCAATCTAATCAAAAACCAAAGGTTCGACCCAGCCAAAGAGCCTATCGCGGATTGAGTACAGTAAATCCAGATAATACAAATTTTAAACTGTTTGATATTGCATTAATCAAGCAGGATATCATTAACTTGTTTCATATCCGCAAGGGAGAAAAATTGGAAGACCCTAATTTTGGCACAATTATATGGGATATGGTATATGAACCATTAACAAATGATAACCGTGATTTTATAAGTGAAAATGTTACAGAAATTATTAACTATGACCCCAGAGTACAAGTAGATGGTGTCACAGTCAGTCAATACGAAAGTGGTATTCAAATTGAATGTCAATTGACATATTTGACCTATAATGTGTCAGAAAATATGAGATTGCGTTTTGACGAGGATGCTGGGTTACTGAATTAAATAGGTACTTAATAGGAGCCAATAAATACAAATAAAAAATTATGTCCACAACACAAAGACAAAATAGATTGTTACTTGCAGAGGATTGGAAACGCATATATCAAAGTTTCCGTAATGCTGAATTCCAAAGTTATGACTTTGACAATTTAAGAAGAGTCATGATAGCATATCTGCGTGAAAATTATCCTGAAGATTTCAATGATTATATTGAAAGTTCTGAGTATCTAGCACTTATTGATTTAATTGCATTTCTTGGACAAAATTTATCTTACAGAATAGATTTAAATGCTAGAGAAAATTTCCTAGAACTTGCAGATAGAAGAGAATCAGTTTTAAGATTAGCACGTTTACTGAGTTATAATGCAACTAGAAATCAATGTGCTAATGGATTATTAAAAGTAGTAGCAATATCAACAACTGAAAATGTTATTGATAGTAATAATTTAGATTTAGGAAACGCTGAAATTAGTTGGGCAGATACATCTAATGCAGATTGGTATGAGCAATTTATAAAAGTAATGAATGCGGCATTTGGATCTAACTCTAAATTCGGCAAACCAGTTGCTTCAGATACTGTTAATGGAATTTCAACAAAACAATACAATGTCGAATCAATTGGGTCCGATCTTCCTGTTTTTGCATTCAGTAAAAATGTTAATGGAAGAAATTTTGATTTTGAAATTACAAGTGCAGAAGTGCTTGATGGATCTATAAATGAACACGCACCATTGCCAGGAAGAAAATTTGGATTGATCCACAGAGATGATGGTCAAGGTGCTTCAAGTGCCAACACAGGATTTTTTGTACATTTTAGACAAGGATTTTTAGATCAAGGAGAATTTAATATCAATTTGCCAACACCTAATCAATCTGTGAATATTGATGCTAGTAATATAAACAACACAGATGTTTGGTTATATCAATTAGATGAGACGGGCAATGAATTAAATTTGTGGACAAGACTTGATTCGATGGTAGGGAATAATATAATTTATAATTCTTTGAATAAAAATAACAGAACAACTTACAGTGTAACAACTAAAACAGATGATAGAATAAGTTTGCAATTTGCAGATGGTGTGTTCGGTGACTTGCCACAAGGTGCATTTAGAGTTTACTATAGAACTTCTGACAATTTAGCATTTGCAATACCACCAAGTGAAATGCAAAATATTCAGATAGATATTCCTTACGTATCGGCAACAGGCAAAGCAGAAACATTAAGTTTTGTTTGCAGTTTGCAATACACAGTTGATAATAGTACAACAACCGAAACAAATGAAAATATAAAAGTAAATGCGCCTACTTCATTCTACACACAAAATAGAATGATAACAGGAGAAGATTACAATGTTGCACCGTTAGGAAAAAACAGAGAAATTGTAAAAGTTAAAAGTGTTAATAGAGTTAGTGCAGGAATATCTAAATATTTTGATTTTGTAGATGCAACAGGTACCAGCAGTGATGTCAATGTGTATGGTAACGACGGTGTTGTTTATAGAGAAATGATTAATGACTTAAACACATTTAATTTTGGAACAAGAACAGATATTGAAGGTGTAATTATTAATAAGATAGAACCAGTATTAAGTGAAAACAGATTATTCAATTACTTCATTAATAATTTTCCAGACTTACTGTTGGATGATTTGAATGCAAGTTTTGTGCAATCTACAAAAGGAAACAATTTAAGCACAGGTCTTTTACAAGATCCAGATAGTTTAAAATATTCCGCTGGGCCAACAACTACAAGTCAATTAAAATTTATAGAAACAGGAGCGTTGTGTAAATTTGAAGCACCAACTGGTTTCCATTTTATGGCTGACGGAACTTTAATGTCAGGCACAGCAGATCATCCAGGTAGCAGTGACTACATTTGGACAACTGTTGTAAGTGTGGTTGGCGATGGAAAAACTGTGCAAACAGATGGTACTGGACCTATTGCGTTCAGTGATGTGATACCAACCGGAGCAATACTTAAAAAAATTAAATCTAAATTTACAAAATTTTTAAGTGCAGGCTTAAAAAATGATATCATAGAGCAAATTTTTGCTTACAATACATTTGGTTTAAGATTTGACCAAGATACTAGAACATGGAAACTTATTAAGGAAACAAACTTAAACATTTATGATGACTTTAACATTGGTAAAAGTGGAGATGACAGTAATCAAAGATTAGACTCTAGTTGGTTATTATTGTTTACAAACAACGGTGAAACTTACACAATGGAAAATAGAGGTATGAGATATGTGTTTGAATCTGACAAAGAAATAAGATTTTTTTATGACTCAAGCAATCAAAATTACAATCCTACAACAGGAAAAACTAAAAAAGACAGTATCACTGTATTGAGTATCAATACTAAACCTAACACAAACATTCCTATGACTACTGACGTTTCGTTTTCAGGAGCAAAAGAGTTTAGAGAATCAAGTGGCTATGTAAACAGTAAAAAATTAGAAGTATCTCTTTTTGATAGCGACCAGGATGGATTTATAGATAATCCTGAAAGTTTTGAACTGGTTGTTGATACAACAAAATTTGTTTTCCAAAAAATTACAGAATTCAATGATGGCAGTAACGAAATTAACTATGTAGATGCTTCAAGTGAAAAAATAGTTACAGTACAAAGTACAAACAGCATAGCACCTTACAGCACTTATGAAGATGGCACAATACTCTATATCGTGGACACAGATTCTTTTAAAAACATCGACAAAGTGAATAACGTTTTAATTAACAATACATCTTATGTTGCTA